TTCTTCTGGAGACGATTTAAAAACAAAGAAAACATAACATTCTTTGATCCCAACCAAGTTCCTGACTTGTATGAAGCGTTTTATAAAAGCACTGAACTGTTTGAAGAGTTGTATGTGAAATATGAAAAACGCAAAGACCTACGCACCAAGACCATGAGTGCTGAAGAAGTATTCAAGTCAGGCATATTGAAAGAGCGCACTGATACAGGACGCATCTATCTTGTGTTCATTGACAATGTAATGAACCAGGGTCCGTTTGACCCAGAGTACCATACTATCTATCAAAGTAACTTATGCTGTGAAATACTATTACCTACTAAATCTTTTAAACGCCTCGATGATGTGGATGGCCGTATTGCTCTTTGTACGCTCGGCTCAATCAACTGGGGAGCATTCCGTAATCCAGAAGACATGCGCCGTGCTTGCCGCATTTTACAGCGTAGTCTATGCAACATACTTGACTACCAGGATTTTCTATCAATCCAATCTAAGTTAAGCAATGACGAAATACAGCCATTGGGTATTGGTGTTACTAACCTAGCTTATTGGCATGCCAAACGCGGTTTCAAATATGGCGAGAAAGACGCATTACAAGATGTCAAAGCATGGATGGAACATCAGGCCTATTATCTAACAGAAGCCACAGTTGAACTGGCCAAAGAACGTGGCGCTTGCTTACATAGTGAGAAGACACGCTACGGACAAGGCACATTTCCTTGGGAAACAAGAGCCAAGGGATCAAATGATCTTGCTGACTTTACACCAGAATTGGACTGGGAAACACTACGCGGTAATATGAAGCAGTATGGTGTACGCAATGCTACACTAATGGCCATTGCACCAGTCGAAAGCTCAAGTGTTGTTATAAACAGTACCAACGGCATAGAAATGCCTATGAGCTTGATCAGTGTTAAAGAATCAAAGGCAGGATCGTTTGTACAGGTTGTACCAGAGTATCATAAACTCAAGAGCAAGTATCAAATGATGTGGGATCAAAAGGACTGTGATGGCTACTTGAAGACAGCCGCAGTTTTAGCTGTGTATGTTGATCAAAGTATTTCAACTAACACGTTTTACAATCCTGCACACTTTGCAGATCGTAAAGTGCCAACCACATTGATTGCCAAGAACTTGATGCAGGCACACTATTGGGGATTGAAGACATTCTACTATAGCTTGGTCAACAAGGCCGGTAGTAAAGCCAAAGAAGAACTTGTACAAAGTGTTGCACAAACTTATGTAGAAGTAGAGTTTGATGAAGAAGACTGCGAGGCATGTAAACTATAATGTTAGAAACCATATGTGAAGTATTAGAAGACGCTTACAAGCGCAACTGGATCACCAGCAGAGATGGCAACGTAAGTATTAGACATCACGACCGTGATCACTTTTACATCACACCTAGCGGTGTGCGTAAGCAAACAATGCAACCTGATCAGTTTAAAAAGATTGCAATTGACAGAACTATCAATAGTGGACACGGTACTGGCGTCTATGCCTACAACTGGAGAGACTTGCCCTATACTGACATCAGTAAAAATCTAACGCCCAGTGGTGAGATTCCCTTGCATTTTGGCCTGCAACGTGAGTTGGGTCAGCACACTGGTGAGGTTCGAGTGGTGGTGCATGTTCACCCTACATACTGTATTGCGGCAATGCATGCCGGTATCGATCTCAGCACTATAAGTGATGCATTTCCAGAACTCAATCGTTACACCCGGGTAGCACCCAATGTGGGAGATGTTGCTCCTATCAGTCAGGAACTTGCCGATCAGTGCCATAAGATGTTACAATTAGACAGTGCTGGCAATATTGCCTACGACATAGTTGGTATTAAAGGTCATGGTGTTGTGGCTATTGATACAAGCCCGTGGCGAGCATACGAACATATTGAGCGCCTCGAGCATATAGCCCGTATCGTTCTTGCAAGCGGAAAGTATTAAGATATAACATGAAATATTATTTCTTACTTCCCGTTATGTTAGTGCTTGGTATAGCAGTAGCTCAGTCAGTGACTGTGCAAAAGCCCACGGAATGTGTTGACACGGCTACATTGTTGCGAGGATTGGCTGGCAGTGACTATAAAGAAAAGCCCATATGGTGGGGCATTGAACCTGGTGCTACACTGTCGAGATACAGTTTGTTTGTGAACGAAGAAACTAAATCATGGACATTAATTCAGTTTGATGAGAAGATAGCCTGTGTATTGGGCACAGGTGAAGCCAGCACTCAAATATTTAACGGACCTAAGATATGAACATGGTCAAATGGTAGCTGATCATTGGCTGGAATACAAATAAACTAAAATAGGATAATAAATGTCAAAACAACAATATAATTTAAACACAAAAACAGACTACCTAAACCGCAAGATGTTTCTAGACCCAGCAGGGCCTGTAACCATTCAACGATTTGAAGAAGTAAAATATAAAAAAATTGCAGACTTTGAAGCAACTGCTCGTGGTTTCTTTTGGCAACCAGAAGAGATTAGTCTAACTAAAGATTCAAATGATTTTAAAGATGCCAGCGATGCAGTCAAGCATATCTTTACTAGTAACCTATTACGCCAAACTGCATTAGATAGTTTACAAGGTCGTGGCCCAAGTCAAATCTTTATGCCAGTGATCAGTTTGCCAGAACTAGAAGCACTGGTCTATAACTGGACTTTCTTTGAAACCAATATTCACTCAAAGAGCTACAGTCATATCATCCGTAACATCTATAATGTGCCCAAGGATGTGTTCAACACTATCCACGACACAGCAGAAATTGTAGACATGGCATCAAGTGTAGGTAATTATTATGAAGCATTGCATCAGATCAACTGTCGCAAACAACTAGGCGAAGCAGTTACGGAAAAAGAACACATCAAAGCAATCTACATGGCCCTGCATGCCAGCTATGCACTTGAGGCATTCCGCTTCATGGTATCGTTTGCCACAAGTTTGGCCATGGTTGAAAACAAGATCTTTATTGGTAATGGTAACATCATTAGCCTAATCCTACAAGACGAATTGTTACACAAAGGTTGGACAGCTTATTTGATCAATCAAGCGGTCAAAGAAGACAGCCGTTTTGCACAGGCCAAGACTGAATGTGAAGCTGAAGTATATGCACTATATATGGATGTGATACGTGAAGAAAAAGAATGGGCCAACTATCTGTTCAAGAAAGGTCCGGTGATTGGACTTAATGCTAATATCCTACGTGACTTCATGGACTATACCGCAGTAGGTGCGTTGAAAGAGATTGGTATCAAGTACACTAGCCCGGCACCCAAGTCAACACCTATTCCTTGGTTCAACAAGCACGTGGACACCAGCAAGAAACAAACAGCTCTACAAGAATCAGAATCAACAAACTATGTTATTGGTGTAATGGGTGAAGCATTAGACTATGACGCTTTACCATCATTATAAGAAAGAGATATGATTACAGTATATTCAAAAAACAACTGTCCATTTTGTGACAGAGCAAAAGCTCTACTAGAAAGCAAAGGTATTCCATTTAAAGTGATTAAGATGGAAGATGAACCTGAAGCACGTGAGTTCCTTGTAGATCAGGGATTGCGTAGCGTACCACAGATTTTTAAAGATGGCATTTTGTTGCCAGGTGGCTATCAGGGACTTGCCAGCAAAGATGAAGCATTTTTTACTACATTGAAAGGTTAATATGATTATAGATAAAGGCGTAATGACGGGCGAGGTAGTTACATTTAAACTAACTAGCGGAGAAGAGATCGTAGCAAAACTAGTAGATGACAGCGTTATGCATTATAGACTGAGTCGTCCAATGGTCATTGCTATGGGTCCAAACGGTCCTGGCCTAATGCCTTACTTGTTTACAGTTAATCCTGACAAAGAAGTCAAACTAGCTAAAAATACAGTTACCGTTGCAGAGGCTACTGATGCTACTTTTGCCAAGCAGTTTCTAGAACAAACTTCAGGCATAAAACTGGTATAAATATTGATATAGATTAGGAGAAGTATAAATGACCGTGACCGCAATAACAACAGCGTTCCCACCAGGCGGGTCGGGAACTATAACTATAACCGATACCACTGCCGCGGCTATTATAGCACAGACTGAGGCTAATGAATTGTTGTGGGGACCAGTGGCACTAGTAATACCAGGATCTCCAATTGCGGTTATGAGTGCAACTCAGGGCACACTTGCAAATATTTTAGAACAGTTACAATCAATGGACGATAGATTCAAAGCAATTGAAACACATCTGTCTGATGTAAATGGTCAACTGGAAAAATCTAGAACTGGTTTAGCTACAATATCAACTCATATGGGACAGCAAGCAACTATACAAAAACTAGCATACTTAGATCAAACCAAACACAATGAGTTTCAACAACTAACTACCAATGCCAGTTTGAAAGACGCAGGTAAGCCGCCCACAGTAGTAACACCGGCGGCATTTGTTGCAAAGGTTGAATCGACATTAAAAGATCTAACAACAATAAATGCACAAACTACTATAGTAACCTCAATTACAGAGTACGCAGGTAATGCTATAACTACAGCCTATGATGTATCGATAGCGTGGGCGGCGCAAACTGAAATTGGTGGATGGATTGTTAAACAATATACAAGAGCAAAAACTGCTATAAGCACTTTATTTGCACCTGTTGTACTTAAAGAAGAATTTCGTAAAACTACTCAAAGTGCCTTGAATACCAAAGGTGGCAATCCTACTACATTAGGTTAACCTATGCCAAGCGTAGCTAGACAAGACGTTGATGTTGCAGGCAATCAAAAATTAGTTGAAGGCGCACAGTCGGTGTTGGTTAATAACCATCCAGCGGTATTGATAGGTTCAGCTAATGCCAAGGGAGCAACTGTTGTCCGCGGCTCGACTACTGTTAGCGCAGAAAATCGACAAATTGCACGAGTAGGCGATGCTATGTCAGATGGTAGCAATATAACCACTGGCAGTTTAAATGTATTTGCTTACGGTGATGATTACTCACACGAGGCTGTAAAACGTACACTAACGATACCAGAAGTACGCGGACTTGCAACTAGTACAATAGTTGCAAAAATTGACCAACTTGCAGTTGTAGTGGGACTTTCAAAAAAAGGTGATGTACCAGTTGCGGCAGCAGTAGGTTTACCTGCACCGCCCGCTACTACTGCCTTGATAGATTGCCCAACTGATAATTTAAGTCAAACTGAAAAATTTTTAAAACTAGGAAGAACGCTTGATCAATTGCTCTACGAAGCCGCAAGTGGTCGTTGGAAAGAAACCGGAAGTAATAATAAAATTATTAATTGTTATAAAAGTGTAGGATTTAATATCAACGGAGACAGCACTCCCTGGTGTGCGGCATTTGCAGGCTGGATATTAAAGATGTGTTGCCTACCATCAAAAAAAACTCTAAGTAGTTTAGATTACAGAGGCTACGGTACAGCCGTTCCATTAGGGGATCCTTCTAAATGGAGATTAAATGACATTGTTATTTTTACAAGAAAAGGTGGCGGCCATATTGGATTCTTTAGAGGTTATAATCCCACAACCGGCGCATTAAAAATATTAGGCGGCAATCAGTCTGACAATCTAACCGAAACAAATTTTAGCGCACCGTGGCCAAGCCAAGTTGCCTATGTTGGCAGAAGTTGGCAACTACCTCCAGAATACAATGTAGCAGTTACTACTGCACCAAGTGGACTAGATAAGTCAGGTCGTTTGACTGCGTATACAGATCCGAGATCTTCTCTATATGTACCACCAACAGGCGGCACCTCAAGTATTAAGGTCACATAGTTGACATCTAGAAATATAGACTGTATAATACAGTTATGAACATATATTTAGACATGGACGATGTAGTAGCAGATTGGATGCCCGCCGCAAGGGCTATTGTTAATCGCAATTGGAATTATGGTGAACGTATTCCAGAAAGCGATTGGAGCAAGGTCAAAGCCAAAATGCGTTTCTATAGAGACTTACCAATCAAACCTGGAGCACATGAACTAGTTGACTACTGCCGCAATGCCGTAGATACTGGACTAGCAGAAGGATTATTTTTCCTAACAGCATTACCTCATGATTACAGTGTGCCATGGGCCAGTTATGATAAAGTCATGTGGGCCCAAGAACGATTCCCTAATATACCTGTATTCTTTGGACCTTTCAGTCATGACAAATGGCGTCACTGTAAACCAGGTGATATCCTTATTGATGATCGAACTAGCAACTGTGAAGAATGGGCACGTGAAGGCGGCCACTCACATATCTATCGCACATGGGAGGCATGTAAGCCATGGTTACAAAACGTACTTGGCGACTCTGGGCAAAAGCCTTAGGTGAAAAATCTGGCACTTCAGATGCTGAAGCAGATCGTATAGCAGTCATTAGGACTGTTATCGTTCTCTGCTACGTTATTACCAACTTGTTTATTATTGCAGGTGTGGTACGACACTGGTAAATACAATACGGAGACTTAAAATGATTACAATTACAGAAAACGCAAACGCAGAAATTGAAAAACTTCTAGTAGAAAATGAAGAGCCGTTTCTACGAATAGCTATTCAAGGTGGTGGTTGTAGCGGATTTAGCTATGCATTTGACTTTGACCAAGCCAAAAATGAAGATGATTTTGAATTTGGCAAGGTTCTAGTTGACTCTATGAGCGCACAATATCTCCAAGGTGCCACATTGGACTTCACTGAAGATCTAATGGGAACTAATTTCAGCATTGATAATCCAAATGCACAGACCAAGTGCGGATGTGGAAGTAGCTTTTCAGTATGACCATGCACTTTATCAAGTATCTTAAAGAGGATGCTGATGGCAGAGAACTAGTTCAAAGCAAATTAAAATTTGACAAGGACGAGTTAGATCCTGTTATGAGTAAAGCAACTCTCGACTATCACTTTGACGGATTGGCCGCAAAGTATTTTGAAAGATACAATAAAGGCGAAGGCGACTCAAAGTTTAACTATGGTGGAGCAACGCTACACAACTTGTTCTTTGCTGGACTTACTCCTGCAAGAGCCGCAAATAAGCCTACAGGCGACAGTGCAGAACTTATTGATGCAGTTTACGGTAGTTTTGAAAAATTTAAAGAAGCAGTAGAAAAAGAATTTATGGCCGCACAGGGATCAAATTGGGTTTACATGGATCCGGGTGGCAAGTTACATACAATACACAATCACGAATACACAAAGGGCATGAGTATTGCTCTATTGATAGATGCTTGGGAACATGCATGGGCTCTAGACTATCAACAAAATAAAGCCAAGTATCTAGAAAATATTTGGCGGATTATCGATTGGTCAGTCGTAAATGATCGATTACAAGGAAGATAAAAATGGCATATAGCAATAAAGTAATAGACCACTATGAGAATCCGCGTAATGTGGGTTCATTTGGCAAGGAAGAAGAAGGTGTTGGTACAGGCATGGTTGGCGCACCTGCCTGCGGTGACGTAATGAAACTTCAAATTAAAGTTAGTAAAGATGGAATTATTCAAGATGCAAAATTCAAAACATACGGGTGCGGATCAGCAATTGCAAGCTCAAGTCTCGTTACAGAATGGGTCAAAGGCATGCACATTGACCAGGCGTCAGCTCTTAAGAACAGCGACATCGCCGAGGAGTTGGCTCTTCCACCTGTTAAAATTCACTGCTCAATCCTCGCAGAAGACGCCATCAAAGCCGCAGTAGCAGACTATAAGGCCAAACAGCATGATATCGTTAACTGATCATGCGGCAGTAAAAGTTCAGCGACAACTAGATCGTAGAGGCAAGGGCCTTGGATTACGAGTTGGCGTAAGAACTACTGGGTGTAGCGGATTAGCTTATATACTCGAATACGTTGATCAAATAAATCCAGAAGATCAATGTTTTGAATCAAAAGGATGTAAACTATTTGTTGATCCAAAAAGTCTTGCCTATGTGGCAGGTTTGGAAGTAGATTGGGTTCGCAACGGACTCAATGAAGGATTTGAATTTAGTAATCCAAATGAACGTGATCGTTGCGGTTGCGGTGAGTCGTTTCGCGTCTAAACCAAAATAACTTGACAAGTAACAACAAAGACTATATAATAGTTCTTATGTGTTTAACTTTTGGAGAAATATTTTGAGTATGCATTTGGAAGGCCCGTGGCTTAGCACTACTGGCAAAAAGAAAGGCAAAAAGAAGTTTGCTTCAGCTGAGGCAAAAAGAAAAGCAGAACAGTTGGATGAATCGTGGAAAGACCTGCTCAAAAGGCAAGGTATAGAATTAGAGGAAAAGAAGCGTAAACGAGCACTGTCATCAACAGAGCTATTGAGTACAAAATACTCGTTGGGCATTCCTCAGGGGCGTAATACTACTGCCCATATTAAGAGTTTAAACAGTGGTTTGGGTGTAGCAACGCTAGCACCAGCCAAGGTTTATACTGGTACCAAAGTAAAAGGTATTGCAACCATGCATAAGAGCAATGCAGTGCCTGTTTTCTCAAATGAGGAAGCCATTGATATCAGCAAAATGCGTAGATAACTCAGTGGGATTCTGAGCTAACTACTTAACCCGCCCAAGAAAAGTTATGAATTTTTTGGGAACAGGAAGTTTTATAGTTTTTTAACTTCCTATGTGCTATTGCTTTTGGCGCATTAACTAAAAGGAGAAACTTATGGAAAAATCCATACGTATGTTTGTATTAAGTTTGAGTTTGGTATTGACTGCCATTTTTGTACAGTCCATCACACAGACCAAATTGGCTAAGTTAGATCAAAGTGCCATGTTCACTACTAACGATATAGTCACTATTAAAGATCGTGAGCGTCAGCTAGACTGTCTTGCTCGTAATATATACCATGAAGCGGGTTATGAGCCCTTCGAAGGTAAAGTCGCTGTAGCACAGGTAACTATGAACCGTGCCAGTGACTCAAGATTCCCAAGCGATATTTGCGGAGTCGTATTCCAAAAAAATGTTTTTATGGAAAGAGTAGTTTGTCAGTTCAGTTGGTACTGCGATAGTGCAGCCAAACTAAGACCAATGAATGGGACAGCTTATAAAGAGAGCTACGAAGTAGCCAAAAAGGTTCTGCTAGAAGGCTTTAGACTTGACATCTTGAAAAATGCCATGTACTATCATGCAGATTATGTAAATCCA